AGCCCATGACAGTAGTGGCAAACAGTCCAAAACGGCCCAAAAGCAAAAGGCCGCATTCAAAGCCTGCGAGGGAAAATCCGCTGAACAAGCAGTTGGAATCCTCAACGCAGCCGGTTTAAGTTCCGCCAAAACAGCCGACCCACTGGACGTGGCCCCCGGCAACATACCATTAGAAGGTGAACCTGACGTCTCGCAGGTTTCCTCAAAGCCAAACCCCGTAGTGGTCACCGCTCCCTGCTTCCTCTACTGGAAGTTTGGGAAATGCCCACGCGGTGACAAGTCCCCTTATGCACATGCCATCACGGCCAAGAATGGATGCAACGAGAAGTCCAAAGAGATATGTTGGAACTACAAGAACACTAAGTCTTGTAAATTTGGTCACAAGTGCAAGTTCCTGCACTCTGATGATCCAACACCATCTCCCAAAGGCAAACTAAGTAAAAAGGAGAACGAGGGCTCTCCCATTAGTAGTAGTAGTGACGACACTGACACTTCCTCGGACAGCGCGACTAGCGATGACAGTGACAGTAACAGTAGTAGTAGTGAATCTTCAGATAGCGATAGCGACGACGATGATGACAGCGATGATGATAGTAGCCCGGGAGACACCTCAGACACTGACGACACCAGTGATAGCTCAGACGACAGCGGCAGTCCAACTGCCCCTGATCCCCCAGCACTCTCTGGCTTCCTTGGCCTTCCCATCAGAATATTCAAAAACGTCAAACTCCAACTCTTTGGACCTCCTGTCAAGCAGAAGAAGGTCAAGAAATCCCAGCTTAAGAAGATAGCTCTCCTCCACGCCAACGTTGAAGACAAAATCAGGGGGCGTCTGCTCAATGCGGACCTCAATTGTAGGAAGCAATTCAGGACAACCTGCCTCTCCGCCATCAACATCGTACGCAAGGAAGAAGCCTACAAACTAGGCGTCAACGTGGCTGACATCGTTCAGTCAATCTACAACAGGGTTCAACGAGAACTCTTGAGCAGACGGTACTATACAGCCCTCGAAGCCGCCAACACTGGCAGCGTCGGGCTTAACCTCAATTTCTGCGACTATCTCCAGTGGGTGCGCATCGGCTACAGGCCTCTTTTCGAGCGTGTCGAGTACCTTGAGAGCAGACCCATCGGGTCTGGCACACCCAGCCAGCTGGCACCTTGGTTCGGACTAGCAACTGCTACTCTGGAATCCACGGCCGTTACGGGCCTTGGTTATTTCCTTCATGCACGGTAC